TGCTTTAATGGCAGCAAAACAATCTGGTATAAAATTAAATAAAAAATGGATATTTATTAATGATATTATGGTTCGAGATACTCATCATAAAATGGATGGTTATCCAGCTATTGGGCTAGATGATTATTTTAGTGTAGGTAAATCAATGATGAAATATCCTGGAGATCCAAATGGTGAAGCAAAAGAAATTATAAATTGTAGATGTAGACTAATATTTACAAAAGCATGAAAGGCGGTGGAGTATATGGAAATTAAATCATTTCCTTTTGAAGTTAAGGTTAATACAGACAATAATATATTTGAGGGATATTTTTCATCAAAAGGTAATATTGATGATGGAAATGATAGAGTTATGCAAGGAGCGTTCACAAAAACATTTTCTGAAAACTTAAAAAGAATCAAAGGTTTGTATATGCATGATCCAACAAAACCATTTAGTAAACCAATAGAAATTTATGAAGATTCAAAGGGTGCTTATGTCAAAGGCACTATTTCCTTATGTTCATGGGGTCAAGATTTAAAAATACTTATGGCTGATGGTGTAGTTGATGAAATGTCTTTTGGTTATGATGCAATAAAGGCAGATTACACAACAGAAAATGGAATAAGAATAAGAAATTTACGCGAACTAAAAGTATGGGAATATTCTCCAGTAACTTGGGGGATGAATTCTCAAACATCAATTACAAGTGTAAAATCATTAAATAATATGATTGATGATGTTATGTTTTATGCTAAATCAGGAAGAACATTAAGTAATAATAGTATGAGCAGAATTAAAAATGCTATAGATGCACTTATGGCACTTTTAGAGGAAAACGAGCCGCGCGAACCTGAAGAAATGGAAACTGATGGTTGCACTCGTAAACCTGAAAAGTCGCTTGAAATAAACATTGACCCGGTAACAATCCAGTCAATTTTAGATGCAGCAAAAAAATATATTTAAGCAATGAACAAATGAATTATCATTGCTTGAAAGGAGAAAAAAATGTCTGACGTACAAGTTGTAAATAATAATACAACAAAAATTGAAGATATACTTGCAGCTATAAAAGATATTGGAGAAGGTAAAGCAAGTAAAAGTGAATTTGAAACAAAATTTAGAGAATTGCAAGAAGCAGTTGAGAAGAAACACAAAGATGTTGATGCACAGTATGGAAATTTTGAAACAGCTATGGAAACAAAAATGGCTGAAATGGTTGATAAGATTTCAGGAGCATTTGAAAAAGCTGTTCCAAAAAATTCATCAACAAATGAAACAAAATATGGTAAAAACATGGGTGAATTTCTTTTGAAAGTTAGAAAGAAATCACTTGAAGTAAAAGATCTTGCTGAATCAGCAGGTGACACAGGAGGATATCTAGTTCCTGAAGCATTTTCAAATGAAGTTTTGAAAGTTGAATTAGAATCATCTGTTGTAAGAGGTGCAGGTGCAAGAGTAATTCCAATGCAAACAGCACAATTGAGAATACCTGCACTAAATATGGCTTCCAATGCAGCTGGTTCGATTTATGGTGGTGTTACTGCTTATTGGGCTACAGAAAACGGAAGTCTAACAGAATCACAGCCAGATTTCAAAAGAGTAACCTTGGAACCTAAGAAATTAATTGGTTATACTGAATCATCTGATGAAATGGTTGATGATGCAATTGTTTCCATGGGTAATCTATTGTCTACAATGTTTGGTGAAGTACTTGCATTTGAAGAAGATGCAGCATTTTTCTCAGGTAATGGTGTAGGTAGACCACTTGGAATTACTGTTGCACCTTGTTTTATAACCGTTTCTAGGGCTAGTGGTAGTGTTGTAGTAACTACTGATATTGTTGCAATGTTAGCAAGATTTAAAGGTAATTTAAATCGTGCAAAATGGGTTATAAATCAATCAGCGTTGCCATATATTTACAAGCTAATGGATGATAATGATAACTTTATTTGGCATCCATCAGGCAGTGGTAGTATAGCAACAGCAGCACCAGGGACATTGTATGGTATTCCTATTGTTATATCGGAAAAGGTAGCAGCCCTTGGCACTACTGGTGATGTTATGTTATGTGACTTTGGATATTACTTGATTGGTGATAGAAAAGGTCTCACAGTTGAAGAATCAATGCATTATAAATTTGCAAATGACCAGAAAGTTTGGAGAATGATTAAACGTGTAGATGGACAGCCTTGGTTAGATAGTGCAATTACACCGAGAACTGGTGGAAGTACATTAAGTCCATTTATTGGAATAGGTTAAGGAGGTGCTATAATATGCAAAAAATATTAAATCAAATTACAGCTTCAACACAGGCACTTGTAACAATGGCATCTTTTAGCACTGCAACAGGCAAATCAGCAACAGCAGTCGTTGACATGGCGAAATATGCAAATGTAGTTGCAAGGGTACACATGGGCAAATTACCGGATAACAAAGGTGCTTTAGCAGCAGCAACATTAAGTTTTTATGAATGTACTAGTACAGGGTTAACAGGCAGTCAAGTAACTGCTAGTATTGCCACATGTGCTAGAATTTCAAATTCTGCTGAGACAATGTTGGAAACAGAAATAAGAGCAGATCAATTATCTAGTGGTTTTAGATATGTGTATGCTCATTTTAATGTTAATACATTATCTGATTTTTCAGTAGTTGTTGAAAGAGGCGGGCCTAGATATCAACATACGAGATAATAGACGTAATTAGCTTTATAGCGGAATAGGTGCTATAGACTGACAAGGGCGTTTTCCTGAGCGTCCTTTCCGCTTTTTTATCAGGTAAAAATACTACAGGAGGTATTTAAAATGAATGAAGTTAATTTTAATGAAATTGAAGCTATGCAACAAAAACAGCATGAAGAAATACAGAAAGATATAATTCAAAAACAAAACATAGGCGTAATTGGAATACCACATACAGGATTATTCCATTGGCAAACAATGATGGCATTATTAAGTATAAGGATGCCACAAAACACAATTGTTAAATATCATTTTGTTGGAAGCTGTCTTGTATATGATGCAAGAGAAAAAATTATTGAATTTGCTATGAATGAAAATGCAGATTGGATATTTTTTCTTGATTCAGACATGGTTCCACCACATGATACACTTGTTAAATTAGTTGATTTAAATGTGCCAATTTCTACTGGAATGGCGTTTAAACGCACTCCACCATTTCAACCATGTTTTTATACTAAAGTTAGTGTTGACAAGGAATTTAAGCCAAAATTAGAAAGCCCAATTGAATTTCCTGACAAAGGAATAATTGAATGTCAAGGATTTGGTATGGCTTGTGCATTAATAAGACGTGAAGTATTTGAAAAAGTTAAGAAGCCTTATTTCTTCCCATTTCCAAACATTGGAGAAGATTTGTCTTTTTGTTTAAGAGCAAGGCAAGCTGGATTTAAAATGTATTGTGACCTATCAATTGATTGTGGTCATGTATCTAGTATGCCAATACAAAAAGATCATTTTAAAGAAGCATATAAGCAATACAAACAGAATAATACTGGTACACCTTTGTTTGTGGAGGGTTGACCATGAATATAGATAAATATTGGAATTCTGATAGGGATGATTATTCAGATAGACCTAAAATATTATTTCAAGATGAACATATTGAATATTTAAAAGATTGCAAAAGAATAATAGATTTAGGTTGTGGCACTGGACAATTAGTTAAGAAATTAAAAACCAATCATAAAGTAGTATATGGATTAACATATAACAAATTAGAAGTAGAAAATGCATTAACACCTGGGTTAGCATATGGAGATATGCATAATATACCATTTCCATGTGGATTTTTTGATGGATTTGTTATGTGGGATACGCTAGAACATTGTCAGAGTGCTTATATAGCATTGTGTGAAGCACGAAGAATATTAATAACCGGTGGTAAAGGATTAATATTCATGCCTGGACAAAATTGGCTTAATTGTCATTGTCATATATGTTGCTATACTGTTCCACAGATGATACAATTATTAAAACAATCAGGATTAAGGCTAGAAAATGTGTATGAAAAAAAATATCCTGATTTACCAAACGTTGAATGTGATGGAATGGCAGTATATGAAGTAATTAACGACATTGAATATAAACCTAAATTTGATAAATAGGATGATTAAAATGGGCGAAAAATTAGATTGTTCTAAGTGTACAGGATATAAAACATGTGACTGTATTGGATGTGAATGTGAAATGAAAGATGGTACTAGTTATTGTAATGCATATGCTCCAAAGTCAGTAACTACAATAGGACTAAAAGATTCTGGAAATAGAACAGCATTTGATACAGGTGCT